ATCAGGGCGGCAATATGGTTGAAACCGTGCTGCGCGCGGCGGACATTGCGATGCCCATAAAGCGGGCGCACGCAAGCAAAGGCAAATCCGCCCGCGCCGAGCCGATCTCGATATTATACGAAGCAAAGCGTGTCTTTCATATCGGCGCCTTTCCAGAGATGGAGGACCAGATGTGCGGCCTGATCGCAGGCGGCGGCTATGAAGGCCCCGGCCGCTCCCCCGACCGCGCCGACGCCTTGGTATGGGCATTGACCGAATTGATGCTGGGTAAAACAGAACGGGTGCCGCAGGTGCGGTTGTTGTAAGCAAAACGACAAGGAATAATGAATATCTTCGGTTGGAAATCAGCCGGGCGTGGGTATCTGCGTCCGGCCAAAACGCGTGTGCAGCAGGATCGTCTGCCCGGCTTGCGCGGATATGCTTTGGGTAGCCTTGGCGAATGGCCCCGGCATTATGAGGCGCAGATGCGTGAAGGCTATTTGTCCAACGCGATTGCGCAGCGGGCGGTGCGGTTGATTGCCGAGGGGCTGGCGTCCGCGCCGTTGAACGCAAGTGATGCGCGGGCGCTGGAGTTGGTGCGCGCAACGTCGGCGGGGCAAGCGTTGATGGAGACGGTGGCGACGCATCTGTTGCTGCATGGCAATGCCTATGTCGAGATATTGTCGGGTAATGACGGGCGGCCAGCCGAATTGTTTGCACTGCGGCCCGAACGCATGACAATCGAGGCCGATATGCGCGGCTGGCCCGTGGCATTTGTGTATAAAGCAGGCGAGGTCGCGAGCCGTTTGCCCGCCGATAATGTGATCCACATCCGTTCGATCCATCCGCTCGACGACCATTATGGGCTTGGCTGCCTGGGCGCGGCATCGGGCGCGGTGGCGACGCATAATGCGGCGACGAAATGGAACAAGGCCTTGCTGGATAATGCCGCGCGGCCATCGGGGGCCTTGGTCTATGAAATGGGCGAAAGCGGGACGTTGAACGGCGAACAATATGCGCGGTTGAAGGAGGAGCTTGCCGCCAGTTTCCAAGGCGCGGGCAATGCCGGACGGCCGATGTTGCTGGAAGGCGGCCTGAAATGGCAGGCGATGGCGCTGACCCCAGCGGAGATGGACTTTGCCGGGCTGAAAGAGGCGGCGGCGCGGGAGATATCCCTGGCCTTTGGCGTGCCGCCGGTGCTGCTTGGCCTGCCCGGCGATGCGACTTATGCCAATTATCGTGAGGCGAACCGGGCTTTGTGGAACCAGAGCATCATCCCATTGGCACGCAAGATATTGGACGCGCTGGCGCAAGGGCTTCGGCCCTATTTTGACGGCTTGACGTTGGACTTGGATTTGGACGCGATCCCCGCATTGGCCGAAGACCGGGAGCGTTTATGGGCACAAGTGGGCGCGGCGGACTTTCTGACGACCGCAGAAAAACGCGCGGCGGTGGGCCTTGGGCCGGCCGTGCAGCCACCAGAGATATCGAACGAAGCGGGTGCACTCGAATTCAAGTTCAATCCGTGGCACGACACCGAAAACGGCAAATTCACATTTAAGGGACAAGGGCAAAGATTTGCTGGCGGTGGCGGAAGTTTTGGCGGTGGCGGCGCTTCGGGTAAGTGGGGTAAGCCCAAAGCACCAAAGCCGAAGAGTGATGGCGGCGGTTTCCGTGGCGGGCAATCGGGCGGCGATGGCGCGAGCCGCAGTTGGGATGGGGCCAAACCCACTACGCCACCGACAAAACCGCTCGCCAAACCATTGGCAAAGCCGATACAAGCCCGGCCGGAAATCGTCAGAACCACGGTTCCGAAAGTTCTGGAAACACCTGTCGAGCGACCGTTGCCGACAACTCGGAAAATTTCTGCAGGCGGCTATGATTTTGAGGCGGATGAGCAGGATCGGACGGTCCGGGCGTCTGGTCAGTTGCGTTTACAACCCGATCAGCCACGATCCCGCGACGCGCAGACCAACGCAGGAAAACCCAATCGTGAACCAAAAGATCATGGCGGCCATTTCATTGCCCGCGAATTCGGCGGACCGGAGATCAGCTATAACCATTTTGCCCAGAATGCACGTTTCAATCTCAGCGGCTATCGGAAAATCGAGAACCAATGGAAAAATGCATTGAAGGCAGGAAAGCGAGTGACTGCTGACATTCGTGCCTTTTATGACGGAAATTCCCGACGTCCGGATTGGATTATTGTATATTCAAAGACGGATGGATTAAGTAAAATCCAACGTTTACCGAACGACAAATAGGAGATTTGGCATGGCAACCGAAGAAATGGGTAAACTGCTTAATCAAATTGGGCAGCAAGTAGCAAATTTTCTGGGTAAAGTTCCCGACGATGTTTTTGTCTTCATTGAAGCCGCGGATCAAATGACCGGCGGCGCAATTTTCGAGAATCTGCCCGAACAAGTCCTATATCGTGAATTTGGCAATGAAACACATGACACCATATTGGAATTATGGGACGCCGCGCCGCCTGGCAAAAAATGGTCGATGCTGCTGTACGATATCAAGGATGGCAGGTTCGATGCCGAGTTTTTGTACACGGATGATCTCGAGGATGAATGGGACTCCCTGGACTATCGGCAGGACGCTCTTCGTGCACGCTATGGCGACAAGCCCGTGATTTACCCTCCGATGTATGATGGCGATTGGCATGAAATAGCTGAAGACGACCTGTCCGGAGACTCAAATCCGGCGACCTAAAGGTCGCTGCATTTCCAAAAGGCACAATTGCAGTTGCCCCCTCCACCCAGCATGAAGCTGCGCAGATCGCGCGACCCGTAATGGCAGATAGAGCCTATTTGGCTCCGATTTACACATAGGAAACATCAATGGTTGAAAATAATTTGCAAGGTCTGCTGGAGCAGGCCTCCGAAACTGGTGCGCGTCGTGCGCTTGCCGGGTTGGGGCTGGATGATGCCAGCGCCGCCAAGGATATGGGCGAATTGCGCGAGCTGTTGTCCGCCTGGCGCGACGCCAAACGCTCGGCGCGTAAGGCGGCGATTGGCTGGGTCGTGCGCATGGTGCTGGCGTTGTTGCTGATCGGCATTGCGTTCAAATTGGGCCTGCCCGGATTGGTCAGCCAGTGAGGCTGGCGGGCTATGCCGCGATCTTCGACGCGCCGGACAAGGGCGGCGATATTGTCCGCAAGGGGGCGTTTGCGCGCGCGGCAAAGGCGGGTTTGCCCTTATTGTGGCAACATGACCAACGCCGCCGCATCGGCTTTGTCGAAAGCTTAAGCGAAGACGCACGCGGCCTGCGCGTCATTGCGCAACTCGATGACGACAGCGCCGTGGTGCAGGCGGGCAGCGGCCTGTCCTTCGGCTACCGCGTCCGCGCGATGCAGCAACAGGAATATCGGGAGCTAACTGACCTCGACCTGATCGAAGTCAGCATCGTTGCCACTCCAATGCAACCGCTTGCCCGCGTGCTGGCGGTGGAGGCGAGCGGGCCAAACAGCACAGATATTAGGCAGTTTACACAAGGAGAATGAAATGGATTATGAAACTAAAGCAGACAATCTGGACGCCGTTTTTGACGGGGCGATGCCAGCAATGGCCGTGACGCGGCCTGTTTTATCAGGCGGCAAGGTCGCTGACCCGGCACGGTCGGCCTTTGTGGATGGCTATTTGCGGCGCGGGTCGGAGGTGGAGTTGAAAAGCTTCAATGGCGTAACATCTGCCGATGGCGGTTTTGCCGTGCCGCGCGAAATTGACGAGGTTATCGACAACGTGTTGAAATCGATTTCCCCCATTCGCGCAATTTCGAGCGTGGTGCGCGTGGGGTCGGCTGGCTATCGCAAGCTGGTGACGCAAAACGGTGTGACATCGGGCTGGGCCGCAGAAACGGCGGCGCGTCCGGAAACAGCGACGCCGACATTCAACGAAATCGTCCCCAGCTTTGGTGATCTTTACGCCAATCCTGCGGCGACGCAGGCCATGCTGGATGATGCCGCATTTGATGTGGAGGCCTGGCTGGCGGATGAAATCGCTACCGAATTTGCCAAGGCCGAAGGCGCAGCATTCATCAACGGCAATGGCACCAACCGTCCGCGTGGATTTTTGACCGGCGCCGTTGCGGCAACAGGCGATGCGACGCGGGCCTTTGGCACGTTGCAATATGTGCCGACGGGCGTGGCGGGCGGATTTCCTGCGACCAATCCGCAAGACAAGTTGGTGGAGCTGGTGCACGCTGTGCGCGCGCCGTATCGGCAGGGGGCAAGCTGGGTCATGAATGCGTCGACCTTGTCGCTTATTCGCCGGTTCAAAACGACAGATGGTGCGTTTTTGTGGCAACCGGGGCTCGCCGCAGGACAGCCCGATACGTTGATGGGCTATCCAGTCGTTGAAGCCGAAGACATGCCTGATATTTCAGCAGGCAGCCTGTCGATTGCCTTTGGTAATTTCAAGGCGGGCTATTTAATTGCCGAACGGAGCGAGACCAACATCTTGCGCGATCCGTATTCGAACAAGCCTTATGTCCATTTCTACGCAACGAAGCGCATTGGTGGCACGCTGATCAACTCAACGGCAATCAAATTGATGCGCTTTTCAGTGTCGTAAACATTTTGGCCTCTGCCCGCGTGATCCGTGGGCAGAGGTGCTATTTGGTTAGTATAAAAGATATATAAAGCCGATATGGCTAAAAATGGCGCAAATCGGGGGTCAGGACCGGTCCTGCCTCCCGGCTGCGCGTTTCCCATAACTCAAAGGAACATGAGATGTTGAGCCTTGATCCGCTCGGCCTTGACAGCGTCATGCTGGCCGAGGTTCGGGCCTATATGCGTGTCGATCCGGACACCGATGAGAGTGTGTTGGCCGCCTGTGCCGTCGCCGCCGTTGAACATGCCGAGCAGTTTACGCGGCAGATACTAATACGCCGTGGTGCAAAGGAGTTGGTCACGACAGGGTCTGGCTGGCAAATTTTGCAGGCCATGCCTGTGCAGTCAATCGCAGGCGTGACGGGCATTCCGGCAGAAGGCGCAAGTTTTGAATTGGCCGCGTCTGCGTGGGAGGTAAAGATCAGCTCACGCGGAGAAGCCTATTTCAGGGTGCTACAGCCCGGCATAGCCGGGCGTGCGGAGATATCGCTTATCGCTGGCCTATCGGCGGATTGGGCCAGTCTGCCGGAGTCACTTCGGCTTGGCTTGCTGCGGCTGACGGGGCATTTTTACAACAACCGCGATGCAAGCGATGATGTTGGCCCGCCTGCCGCTGCAATGGCGTTGTTGCTTCCATTCCGCCGGATGCAATTGGCATGAGCGCGGAATTTGCCGGCACGTTGCGCGAACGTGTCGTGATCGAAACGCGCCTTGGCACCCGCGACAGCCGCGCAGGCGCCGTGGGCAATTACCGCTATGACGGGCAGGCATGGGCAGCGGTTTCACCGTTAATGCCCGCCGATCTGACGCGTGGCGATGCGCTTTCGGCGCTGCCGCGTTGGCGGGTGACGTTACGCAAGCGCGAAGGCGTGGGGCTTGGCACAAGGCTGACATGGCGGGGCAAATATCTTGCGGTGCGTGCGGCGCTCAGTGATCCGCAGACGCCCGCGCAAATGCACCTGACCTGCGAAGAAGTGCGATGAATATCGACCGCCTGAAGGCCAAGGCCGATGCCGTGGGAGCGGTGCGCGTGGAGCAGATCAGCGACCGTTTAATGGCAACCGACTTGCCGCAAGGCGTGCGCGCCGAGCGCAACGGCGATGGCGTGACTTTAGTGGGCAAAAACCTGCGCCGCCGGATGCTGGACGATGCGCAATTAAGGAATTTCGGACGATGAGCGATGTAGTGCAAGCCTTGCAAGCCGCCGCCGTGGCGGCGCTGTCAGCGCACCCGGTGTTGGCCGCGCAGTTGACGGGCATTTATGACGGCCCGCCGCCGCGTGCAGCCTTTCCGTATCTGGCCGTCACTGACGGATTGGTGAGCGATTGGGGCACAAAAACGCAACAGGGGCGCGAAATCCGGCTGGCGTTTACGGTCTGGGATGATGGCGAGGTCGCGACGCGGCTGACGGACCTTATGGGCCATGTCGACGATGCCTTATTGGCGATGCCGCAGGATTTGCCCGGCTGGCGGATCGCAAGCTTGGTCTTCCTAAGGTCCATCATAGTGCGCGATCCGGCAGGGCCATGGGCGGGGCTGGTCGAGCACCGCGTCCGATTGCTCGCGGTCTAAGCCACACAATATTTTTTACCGCCAATGCGCGGACATTTTTCGAAAGGATAAGGACATATGCCAGTAGAAAGAGGAAGCGCCTTCCTGTTGAAGGTTGGCGATGGCGCAGCAACGCCAGTATACGCAACGGTCGCTGGCCTGCGCACCACGCAATTGTCGATCAATGGCGATCCAGTGGTCATCACCCATAAGGGCAGCGGCGCATGGCGTGAGTTGCTGTCGGGCGCTGGTGTGCGGTCGGTGTCGGTGTCAGGGGCAGGCGTCTTTACAGGTTCATCCGCCGAGACACGGATCAAAAACAACGCCCTTTCGGGGCAGTTGGACGATTATGAATTGAGTTTTGAAGGTGGGGAGCAGTTGCGCGGAAAATTTCTGGTCGCGCGGCTCGATTATGCCGGTGATTTCAATGGGGAGCGGTCCTACACGCTGGCGCTTGAAAGCAGCGGACAGGTAACGTCGTTATGAGGCGGCCAGCCAATGTTGCGCGCGGCGAGGCGTCGGTGTTGCTGGAAAGCGGGGCTATCGTTTTGCGCCCAAGCTTTGCGGCGTTGGTCGCGGCAGAAGACGAGCTTGGACCGTTGTTTGCGCTTGTCGAACGGGCGGCGACGGGCAATTTGAAGCTTTCTGAAATGGTCGCTTTATTCTGGCATTGCCGCCATGACGCCGCCACCGAAATGACGCGTGATATGTTCAGCGAGAGCGTTACCAAGGCCGGGCTTTCGACGATGACGCCCGCGCTGAAAATCCTGCTGGGCCAGATATTGAGCGGGCAATGACCTTTGCCAATGTCGCAGCCCAATTGGCGGCGCGCACAGCCCTGACTTTGGGATGGCGGCCCGATGACTTTTGGAACGCCACACCCGCAGAATTGCTAGGCATATTGCAAGCGATTGCCGGCGATGACGAAGCGCCGCCAAGCACGGACATTATCCACCAACTGATGACGCGGTTTCCAGATAGCCCAAGCGGAGATACCTAATGGATGAAGAAATTGACCGGCTGGTCGTGTCGGTGCGCGCCGACACTCGCGCCTTTGCAAGCGATGTTGCCGCGATGCGCGCGGAACTTGACGGGCCATTTACCGACGGATTGGAACGCGCCGGGTCCGCGCTTGAACGCGGTCTAACGAGCGCCATTCAACGCGGCAAATTCGGCTTTGAAGACTTACGCCGTGTGGCGTTGTCGGTATTGTCCGAGATTGCGGCTGCCGCCATTCGATCGGGTTTGAATGGGGGCAGTGGCGACGGCGCTGGCAACCTGCTTAGCAGTTTGGGGACATTGCTTGGCGCAGCATCAGGTGCGCCGGGCCGCGCGACGGGCGGCCCTGTGTCGCCGGGCCGTGCTTACCGTGTCGGCGAACGCGGGCCTGAGCTGTTTGTCCCCACGAGTAGCGGGCGGGTTGAGGCGTCGACTGCGTCCGGCGCGACGACGCATGTGCGGATGACGATCAACGTGTCGGATGCACGCGGCACTGCGCCGGCGGCGCTTGAACGGTCCTCGCGCCATGTCGCGCGTGCCGTCCGCCAAGCCCTGGCGCGGGATTGAACCATGGCATATTGGTTATGCGACAAAAGGCGGCGGCAAAAATCATCGCCAGTCATGCGCTTCGACCCGCGCTTTTGGACGGTGAATTTCCCGCGCCCGATGATGGCGTCGGTGGTGACGACTGGCCCGGAATCCTTGCGCGCAGACGCAGTATTTTATCGCAGCGA